CGGCGGCCAGGTCCTCGCCGCGATAGATCTTCGCCTCCGTGGTCTCCACGAAGCGCACGCCGTGCAGCTCGCCGATCTCGCCGGAGAACAGCTCCGTGGCCCCGGCATACTGGTGGGCGGCGATCCACGCCTCGTCCTGGCGCAGGTCAAAGGCCACGCTGGGGTGGATGATGCACACATACTTGCCGTCAAAGGTGGGCGCGTTCATCTTCTTCAGCTGGGTCGCCGCCTTGGCCACCAGCTCGCTGGTCATGCGGCAGTCCTTGTCCAGCGTCATGCGGCTGGTCACGTCGGTCTTGGTGCCGTCGCTGCCGATCTTGGGCGCGTAGATCACCTGCTTGCCCTGCTGGATCTCGTTTCGGGTCACCGTGTCCAGCGTCAGGCCCATGTTGCTGCCGTGGCGGTCAGTGATCTCCAGCACCACGTCGTCGATGGCCGTCAGATCCAGCATATCCGACACGGTGGTGTAGTCGCCGTACTGCGCCAGCTCCTTGGTGATGTAGCTGACGGAGATACCGCTGCCGTCGGGCGTCACGCCCTCGGTCAGGGGCTTCAGCGCCTTGTCAAAGGCGCCGAACTTACGCCACTCCACGGTCTTGCCGCCGCCGGCAGGCAGGCCCTTCGTGGCCGCGAACTGGTTGTGCACCAGCTGCGGTTTGGCGTTCTCCAGCAGCTCCATGCCGTAGTAGGTCTTCATCTCCGCGCTCAGGCCTGCCGTGGTCTGGGTGTTCTCCGCAAACATCTGCAAATTCATCTCCATGTTTTCTCTCCCTTTCTAAAATCTGATCTTCTCTCCATCCTGTACTCTCTTCCGTATCGCCGCCAGCTCCGCCCCGCTGAGGCCCCTCGGGTCCCAGCGGCTGACGCTCCTGCGCCGTCCGCCGTTCTCCGCCACGCGGCTGCCGCCGCTGGCGATGGCCTGGGCCATCTGCTGCCGCGCCCGGATCACCGCGAATTCCATCGCGGCCTGCAGCTGCGCCTCCTGCTCCCGCTGCCGCGCCGTCTCCGCCGCGGCCGCCATCTCCCGCAGCCTCTCGTTCTCCTGCCGCAGTCCCCGCAGCCGTCCGTCCAGTATCCGCCGCACCCGTGCGTCGAATTCCCCCTTGTACCGGCCGCGTATCAGCGTCTCGAAGTCCTCTTCCCCGCCGGGTACCCCCTGTTCCCCGTCAGGTACCTGCTGCTCCCCGGCGTCGGGAGCCATGCCGCCCGTCTCCTCCGCAGTCTCCTGCGCCGTCTTTTCCAGCTCGTCCATCCGAACTCTCCTCCCCGTGGTAGGTCACGACCCAACTTCCACCCTGCCGGGGTATTGCTGTGCCAGCAGCGCCAGCCCGCACCGCACCAGCGCGAACTCCCGGGCACAGTCCCCCGTACCCGCGATCTCCGCGTATCCCGGCGCGCTTTGGAACCGTTCCAGCCGCCCTGTCTCCCGCAATCTCCCCGCCAGCGCGTACACCAGCGCGGACGCCGCCGCGCATACGATGTCCTTCCCATACTCCCCGTACCCGGCGTGGCCCCGCACCGTAAGGTGCGCGCCGCCGCAGCTGGCCCGTATCATCTGGGCCGTACCGCCTGCCGCGTGGCCTGCCGCTGCCGCGTCACCGCGTCACTGCTTCGGGGCGCCGCCGCCTTTCCGCCGCTGCTCTCCCGCTTCTCCAGCTCTCGCTCCAGCGCCTCCGCCAGATGGGTCCCCTGGCTCTTGTCCAGCAGCGTCACCGCCCGCCGCAGCGCCTCCGTCAGCCACGCCTTCTGGTCCGTCTCCTTCTGTCCCTGCCGGATGACCTCCGCCAGCGTGTCCTTGCTGCGGAACTGCATCAGCTCCAGGCACCGCAGCGCCTGCTCCGCCATATCGCTGCGGAAGAACCCCATCTGAAACAGCTGCAGGGCCAACTGGTTGTACTCCATGGTCTGGTACGGCGTCTCGTCCTGTGCCATCACCTCCAGATCAAACTCCGGCACGCGATAGCCCCCGGTCAGCAGCGCCCTGGGCCGCAGGCCCCCGTTGCCGTAGGCGACGAACGCCCCGCCGTCCCGGCCCAGCAGCCGGAACTGCCGCGGCACGTCGTAAAACTGCCGGATCAGCTCAATGCACAGCGTCACCACCTGTGAAAACGCCTCATACCCGTCGTCGATCATATTCCGCGACAGCTTGCCGCCCGCCTCCTGCAAAGCCGCAATAGCCGTGGCCGCCGTCACGCCGCCGGCGGTGCCGCCGCTCATCACGTCCCGGTTGCCCGCCGTCTCCTTCATCTCCGCGATCTTGTTCTGCAGCACCGCCACATACACGCTGTCCAGCGCCGGCACCCGGATCGGTGCGATGGAGTCCGCGCCCAGGTTCCCGTTGGTGTGTACGAAGGGCCTCGTCCAGTCGGCATACTCGTTCTCGTTCACCGCGCCGTCCGCCCGGATGAAAAACCGCGGCGTCGCCGCCGCCAGCGTGTTTTTCAGAATAGCCTGGTTCATCAGGTCGATCTGCTTCTGCGCCGACTTGCACAGATCCACATACCCATACCCGCAGGGCGTCCCCTCCTCGGGAAACAGCGTATCGAACACGAACGGGTACTTCCCGTGGTCGTACCAGCCCCGCGCCGCCATCTCCGGGTCGTTCTCCGTGGCATACAGCACATTCTCCCCCACGAACTTGCAGTACTGCAGCACCTGCCGTCCCTCACGCTCCGTGTGGTAGTACCAGTCCACCACCAGCGACTGCTCCGACGTGTCCACCTTGTCGTCGAACAGATACCGGCTCACCTGCGCGCCGCCGCGCCCCAGCTTCCCCTCCAGCTCCGGCCATCTCCGCACCAGATGGTTGTTGGGCACCAGCTCCGTGCAGAAAAAGTGCTCCGACTCCTGTATGTCCGTGACCCCCGGCTCCCAAAACAGGTTCAGCACGTCCATGCTGCGAATGCTCACGTCGCCCAGCCCGTGCAGCTTTTCGTTGTCCCAGAACACGCCGTACACGGCGCACCCGGACTTCAGCTTGTCCCACCACGCCTTGGAATACGTCCGCCTGAACCGGTCGTTTTTCAGCAGCACCGGCAGGATACGGCTCAGCGTCTCTGCCTCCTGCCGGTCTCCCGGCTCCCGGGGCAGCACCGTCGGCTCCGGATAGCAGTCCATGGCGTCCGCGTGCTTGCTGAGGATGCAGTTCACCAGCCAGCCGCTGGCCGGCCGCACGTCCTCCGGATTGCCGCCCTCGCCCGCCTTCTCCATCTGCTCCCAGTGCCGCAGCTTCCAGAACTGCTCGTTGTCGATGATGCGCCTGTCCAGATTTTGCTTGCCCGCGCGATAGCGCCGCAGCACCTCCGCCGCGGCCCGTACCGCCTCCGCCCCGATCTTCACCGGAGCACCGGCGTCCCGCGCGGTCCTTGTCTCCTGCTCCATCCGAGCACCTCCCTTTCATGTTCTGTCCCTGCCCCCGCCCAGCCCGAAAGTTGCCCGCAAACGTGCAACACCCCAAATTTTTTGTCCCAACCTTCCCACCAAAAAAAGCGCAAAAAAAGAAAGCCCTTACGGGCTTTCTTTTTTATTTGCTCTTAGTGACGCTTTTTAGCGGTCCACGCCATACCGGTCACGGACAGCACTGCCGTCACGGCGTAGATACCCACGCCCGCGTCAAAGGTCTTGGGAGATCCCTTGGTGGTGGTATCGGGGGTGGTGGTGCTGGGGGAATAGTAGTAATAGGAGGAGATCTTCGTTACGGTCCAGGTGCCGTCGGCATTCTGGGTGGCCTTGTAGCCATTCGCAACAGTAGGTTTATCGCTGAACTTACCGCCAGTGATTACCGTTTCGGTTTTTCCGACATTGGCCGCGTTACCATAATTATCCGCGGGCGCAGTCACACCAATATCTGCCAAACTAAGCACCTGATACGCCTTTCGGCCAGTTGCATTCGTCTTCAACACAGCATTGCCGGAAATATCAACACTCTGTGCTTGTGCGACCCGGCCCAAATCATAAATAGCCACGGCACTTCCCTGCCCATTTTCGCAGTTAAATGTACCGCCGGTAATATTCAGCTTCAGTGCATTACCGTGCGCATCCTCGCTGGTATAAGTACCGCCAAACACATACAGTGCATCAGGCAGCCAGGCGTTTCCACTGTAATTATAGAAGTCCTTAGGATTATCAATGCTTCCTTTGGTTGCATTGATCGTACCACCAGAAATGTCGACCTGACCCATGCGCAGAGAAACACCGCCATTCAAAGTACCATTAGCGATGGTAAGCTTGACCTGATTCGGCATATAAATGGCTGGGCCCTCCTCTGCCGTCAAGGTACCGCCATTTATTTCAAAGTTCATTGTTCCTGTGGTGTTGTTACCGCTCAGCGCAGCCCATTTGGACTTAATTTCGCCACCATTTACCGTCACGCTACCACCATTCAATGCGTATGTGCCATAATTTCCGGTGCTCTCAATTTTTCCGCTGTTCAGCGTCAGACTGCCACCATCAATTTGGATGGGAGTCACGCTTGAAGTAATAGTACCTTCGCCCTCAATGGTCAAAGACCCTTTCACATAGATACCACAGTCTTCATTGACCGTCAGTATATTTCCATTCAGCTTGAGCGTTATAGCAGTATTTGCAGGAATAGTGACCTGCGTATTCTCAGGAATAGTCACATCACTACCCAACGTAATTACGCCATCCACTGCATCAGGCAACGGCGCATATTCACCCGCCGCCCAGCTGGTAGTGCACAGTCCCAGCGCCATGACCAGTGCCAGTATGGTTGCCAATACTTTTTTCATTGTTAACACTCCCCAATGGTTTTAATATTTCCGCAGCCCGCTTCGTTTTAAGCTTGTTAAAACGCCAAAGCAGGAGTACTCCTGCGTATAGTCAGATTATAGCACAGCTGCACAATTTGTCAAGCCCTTTTGTGTAAAATCTCGCATTTTCGTCGTCTGCGGAATTTGGACCGGGGGAGGGGCTGCGCCCCTCCCCCGGTTTCTCACGGCTCCCGCCGTATCTCCGTCCTCTCCCGGGGCGCGATGGGCCGCATC